TCAAAACTAAGATCCCTTATCAAACGGTCCCAGACGCACTTGATGGGCCTAACAGCCACGCTGTGCTTGCGGTTTACCGCAGTGCAGCCACTGTTTGGGCTTATTACCGCCTCTGGAAGAAAGGCATTCGCAACATCGATTTGTTGTGGGGTTCTCAGCGTGATGTCACCATCTCAGCGTCTCTTAATGCGGCGCTTGTTCGTGGTGGCCATGCTACAGAGATCCTCACTGTTAACCAAGTCCATGGCTATGTCGTCCCTCTCGATATTGGTAGACGCCCCGCAACAGGTGAAAGACCTGCTGGGTCTGCTGCTTTAATCATGGACGTATATCAATATGGTCCCGTTGCGTCTCCTACCCCGCTCACCCCAGCGTTCATTGCACAACTCGGCTATGAAAATTTGATCTGGATCGGTCACCCATTCATCGGTTTCTATGGTGCTGTTGACACAGCCGCCTGGATTCGCCAAGATGGTAAAATATTTTGGCAACCAGACGCTGTTAACCCAATCTACCCCCCACATTACCCTGCTGATGCTATGCATAGCAATGGTTCTGATGGCATCGTGGCTTGGGCCGTCAAACACACTTGGCATTTCGCTGACCGCGTTGTCTACGACGCGGTCATTTTTGAGAAAACCAATCTGCCTGTCAGTTTCCAACCTGCGCGACTTGCGCAGCAAGTTGAACTAGAAATCGACGTACCTGACCATCTCGCCGTGATGCGAGCACTCGAACCTTATCATTTGCGAACAATCGCAAAGCACGGGCTGCAACTCATCAACCAATGGTGTCCTCGACTTGAATGGCTTCTTCCTAGAAAGAAAGTTCTCGTCCATCATCGCCACTACACTGCCTTGCAAGATTTCTTGGCTGGTAAAGGCATGAGTTTCTACGTCTGGACTATGGCTTACACACGGGCTTGTTCAATTGTCAATGGAGACCCGGAGATCACTGCTGTTAAAGCTGTGTTCCCTGGGCGCTTCGAAGACTATGCCTTGAATTTGACTGTTGCTGTATTGACCACCACGTTGGAAACCCGTTCCTTGTTGATGCAAAGTTTGCAGTTCCAATATGCACCCGCAATGACTGACCTCAACCAAGCTCTGCGTCACATTGACCAGACTCCTGGCCCAACCCCAC